TTGATAAAAAATGTTTTGATAAAAAATGTTTTGATAAAAAATGTTTTGATAAAAAATGTTTTGATAAAAAATGTTTTGATAAAAAATGTTTTGATAAAAAATGTTTTGATAAAAACGATTAAAAAAAATTGATTTTAAAATTTAATGTAACATCATCAACAAATGATCTCTAATCTATTCATTACATCTAGTTTTTTTGCATTAATGTCTGTTGTTGGTGCCAGTATATGGTCATCATCAAATGACATATTTACATTAACATCAATTTACGAATTTCATTGGGGTGTAAGTGTGACATCACTTGTATTATCTATATTGTTTTATTCTATTCATACTTTTAATTTCATTTTAGATTATGTTAGAATTATTGGAAACATAAATCTTGTTTATATTCATCTTCCAACTATTACACTTTTATGTGCTCTTTATATGATTTTTTGGATTAGTGCATCAATTAGTCTATCTTACACTGTAACAGAATGTAATTATTACGAACTTAGTTGCATAGGAGAAATTATTTCTATGGTTTTTGGTTACTTGAATTTTTTTATTTGGACAATAATTTTCTACATCGGATTTTCAAAATGGGCCTCTCGATATCAAAATTCAACGGATCATAATCAAATTAACCTTGAGACCATAGAAGGACAATCCGAACAACCTGAAGTTCCAGTTAAAGATGAACCTGAAGTTGAAGTTAAAGATGAACCATATGTTCCATTAGATGTTGAAGAAGTAGGTCAATTAGATGGAGGCCCAGGAACTTATCCAGAAACAGATGAATTTGAGCAACCACAAGCTGAAGTTGAAGCTGAAGTTCAATCTTATTCTGATACGGTTACACAAAACAATTAAATAAGTTTACTTAAAAATAATTATATATTAGTATATATAATTATGGTATCAAGACTTTGTGCTAAGAGATTAAATAAAGAAATTTCAATGTATAAAAAAGAAAATTTCAGTTTTCCAAATTTAATTTTAAGATATGACGATGATGATATTCTAACTTGGTATTTTATAGTTCACGATTTACAAGACACTGCATTTCAAGGTGGTGTTTATTTTGGTAAAATTATGTTACATCACGAATATCCATTAAAACCACCCAATTTCATTTTTATAACACCAAATGGACGCTTTGAAACAGATAAAAAAATTTGTACAACATTTTCTGCTTATCACGAGGATACATACACAAGCACTTGGAATATTTTAACTATGATGGAAGGGATGATTTCATTTATGACAGATATCAATCCTGAAAAAGGAATTGGATATATTAATACCACAGATATCGAAAAGAATGCTTTAGCAAACGATTCTTTATCTTGGAATAAAAATAATGAATTATTTAAAACTATTTTTTATGACATAGATGAAATTTTACAAAAATAATTCGTTTATTCTTCTTCTTGTTCTCGAATAGATCGAAGACCAAAATTTGGTTCATTTAATTTCTTTCTTAATTCAATTCTTAAAGAATCCTTGTTAATTGCATTTTGATTTGCAAATTGATTAGTTGGATTAATTGGATTTATCGGACAAAATGGGTTTTTAGCATACCCCTCATTACCTAAACGTAATTCTGTAACTTTATTTATAATTGGTTCCAATTCAGTAGCATACCAATTTGTTACTGTATCTGTATCTAAACAACCAAAAAAATCGATACAATCCGTTTTTAAATATTTATTTTTTATAGATGTATTAGATGACAAAACAGGAGTTGAATCAGACGACGATTCAGAAGATGAGCAAGAAGAACAAGATGAACTGTAATCGTAATATCTGATGTCTGTGATGTCTCTGATGTCTCTGATGTCTCTGATTCTCTTTTTATTTGAATTTTTAATAGGAATATTTTTAATAGGAATTGTTTGTGTTCCAAAATGTAATGTGTCTACATTTTGTGTCATTGTTTCTACATCTTTTTTTTCTGAAAAAACACAAATTGGTATATATGTCATTTCATATAATACTTTTTTTTCTAAGTTACTAGAATTCCAAACCCATCCCTTTTCTAGAATTTCTGTTTCACAAAACACTTCACAAGATTTATCAGATACAATATATCTAATATCAACAATATTATCAGGATATTTTTTTCTATATTCTTGCTTTAACCATTCATAACACTTTATAAATCCATAATCAACATGTGATTCGTTAGTATAAATGTAATGCGTATTTTCTATAAAATCCTTTATATATATTAATTGTTCACTCATTATATAAAATAAATATAAAATAAATTTACACATTATACCTAAAATAAATTTACACATTATACCTAAAATAAATTTACACATTATACCTAAATTTATCAAAAGTTCAAAATTACATTACACTTGTAAATTGATAAAATATCGATTGTAAGTACATTATAAAAAAAATTGAAATTATATAATAATTACAAAATAATTACTTTGGTTGTAAATGTCTTTTAATAGATACATTCTTCAATTTACAAAAAACGCTTCTAATAATCAAACTCATTTGTCATTTAATGGTGGCAAATATAATGTTCCTGATAATAATCTTGATGAATTTTATAAACGTTATTATAATGTAATTTCTGATAAAGATAATGAAGAAAGAGATTCTCTTTATCTTATTGAAAAGGTATATAATTCAACTTTTGCATTCTTCATTGATTTAGATGTACCAAAACGCTCTAGTTATAAACTTTCTGATGATGATGTAATAGACATTATTAGTGCGAGTTGTACATCTATAAAAGAAATGTTTATGGAAAATGACAAATTGATTGAATTTATTGTTTCCAAAAGAATTACTGCAAAAGGTTTTAATTACCATATTAATTTTTATAACTTGATTGTTAATAACGCAATTGCAAAAAATTTAATAACAAACATTTTGAAAAACCAAGATTTATTAAGTGAAGATTTGAAAAGTGCAATTGATGTTTCTGTATACAGAACAGGTTTACGTTTACTTGGTTCTAAGAAAGTTGAAAAAACAATTAAAAATATGGATAATGAAAAAGACGAAAATGGTGTTGATGTAGTTTATAAAATTTATGATATAGAAACTAAAAGATTTATTGAGTTAGAAGATACATCTTTTGAAAATTTTTCGAAAACTATCGTAAAAAGAAAATCCGATATAAAAATTAGTGAATTAAAAAATAAATCTGTTGTAACAGAAACAGATAAACGAATTCCAGTAAAAGGTATTAACAATGACAAATTGCAAAATGAAGTAAAACAAATTTTGTTGGATTTAAAAAGCCAAAACAAATGTTTAGAAAATTTTGATGTAACTATTCAAAGAATTTATGCAAAACAAAACAAATTAGGCATTTTTTGTTATTATGTGTCCATAAATGGGAAACATTGTCCTTTTAAACAACGTGAACACGAAAGAAACGTCAGTCCAATTTATTTTGAATTTAGTATTAATGGTATTTATATGAAATGTTATGATGAAGAATGTACAAGAAGAGTTTTCCCTGATTCAGGATTTCAACTACCACAGGATTTTCAAGACAAATATCCAGAATTATATTTAAGTATGACTACCAAATATTGGCGTTCTGAAATAGAAATTACAGATGAAATAAGACAATTCCTAGAAGTTAGTTTATCTGGATCACATTATTCTATTGCCAAAGCAGTTTTTCAAATATACAAAAATAGATTTCGTGTAGATGATATAAGAAATACAGAATGGTATGAATTCGATGGTATTAGATGGAAAAAGAGTTATTTAATGAATATTTTAATTTCAGAAGAACTTCCTAAATATTACAGAAGTATTAAAATAAGTGACACATCATTACAAACTAAAAATTTACAAGATTATTTGGTAAATAACGAAAAAGTTGATGCTAATATGCGTAATCAAATGGTTGACAATATTATCTCTAAATTAGAAAACGTTGCTTTTAAAGGTAATATTATATCACAAGTTATTTATTTATTTAAAACATACGATAATGAATTTTACACAAATTTAGATTCAACTCCAAATCTTTTGGGATTTAAAAATGGTGTGTATGATTTTAAAGAACAAACTTTCAGACAAGGTATACAAAATGATTATATAACATTCTCAACTGGATATGATTTCCTTGAATATGACGAATCTTGTCCTCATACACAAGATATTTATAAATTCCTAGGACAAATTATTCCAAACAAACGTGTACTAGACTATACCTTAAAAGTATTAGGAAAAGCTCTTGTTGGTGTTCCTGATGAACGTTTTTATATCTGGACTGGGTTATCAGGTGCTAATGGTAAATCTACATTAGTAAATTTTTTGGAAAATACATTAGGTGATTATATGGTAGGTGTAGATGTCTCATTATTAACAAACAAAAGAGGAGCTTCCAGTAACGCATCACCAGATGTAGTCAGATTACGTGGAAAAAGAATTTTTACATTCCAAGAACCAGAACACGATGATAAACTTAGAACTGGTATTTTAAAACAATACACTGGTGGAGATACTATTATTGCCAGAGAATTATTTAAAGCACCTATTTCATTCAAATTACAAGGAACAATGATTATGTGTTGCAATGATCTTCCTGCAGTAACTAGTTGTGACGGGGGAACTTGGAGAAGAATACGAGTGGTAGAATTTAAGTCAAGATTTTGTGACAATCCAGTTAAACAAAACGAATTTAAAATAGACCCATCTATTAAATACAAGATTAAATATTGGAGACCATATTTTATGAGTATACTTATTCATTGGTACAAACGATTCTTAGAAGAAGGAATGAATGAACCAGACGAAGTCAAGAAAGCTACAGACAAATATAAAGTTGAAAATGACAAGTTTAATGAATTCTTTGATCAAATATTGGAAGAATCATCAGGCGATTTTGAACCTAACAAAACAATTTATAGCCACTTTTCCAATTGGTGGTCAAGTAATTATCCAAATTCACGTATCCCAGATATTAAAGATTTACGTCGTGCGATGAAAATTAAATTTGGTAATGAAAAAGAAGCGATTGTAAATGGTTGTATGAACTACGGTTTCAATATTAAAATTAAACAAACATTCGATGAAGATTTTGACAATCACACAGAAGATTTGTGAGTTATATAACCAATGAATTTATTACAAATATCAATAATTTATTATAATACCAATAAAAGTTGTATGCTTATTATTTTTTTATACCGTATAGTTAATGAACAACAATAAATTCTCACATAAAAATTTTATTAACGTTGACGATATTGATTTTGATAATACACATTCAGAAAGTGAAGAAAAAATAAAAGATACACAAGATAAAAAAGATACACGTGATACAGAAGATACACGTGATACAGAAAAAGATACAAACGATATAAAAGATACAGACGATATAAAAAATACCCACGATAAAAAAGATACTTTTATTTGGGAAGCGATTCATCCAAAATGGGAGAAAAAGGTTTTATCTAAAAATTTTGTTATAAAAAATTGTTTAGCAGATGGCAATTGTCAATTTAGATCTATAGAAACGGCTTTAACAAATGCAGGCATTAAAACAAATCACGAACGTTTAAGAAAATCAATATGCAAGTACATTAACAATTTAGACAACAATGATTTTTTTAACATAATACAAAATTACAGATTAGAAAAACAAACTGGAGAATTCGAAGGAGATTGGGACCCATTTTCAATAAAAAATAAAAGGGATTTTACTAAAGAACTTAGGAAACCAGGATTCAATTTCCAAGGTGATAATATCACCTTATCATTAATATCTAAATGTCTTGAAATAGATATAATAATATTAGATAGTGATTTAAATGTCACTGATCTTAGTAACCCAGATCATCTATTTCCTAAAATAATAATCATATTTTACGATAAACAAAATAAACATTATAGAACAATCGGTCTTAAATGTAAAAAAAAGATTAATACAATTTTTAAAAGAATAGATTTACCAGATGAATTAACAAGATTGATAGACAAAAATACATTTTTCCTACATCATATACAAAATATTTGTCTTACAGAAATGAAATGTAAAAAACTAGAATTAAATAAAATTATCAAAAATATAGAGGAAAAATTCGATACTAAAATATCATCAAATGACAAAAAATCTATTATGAAAATTATTAGAACTATCTTGGATAACGAAAATTACTTTAATAAAATCAAAAGTAACTAAATTATTTTTAATTAGTGTATTGGCGATGAATAAAATCCAAATCACGTTTGGCTTTACGAGATGTTTCTGGATATCTTCGTTTATTATATATAACTAATACATTCAATCTTTTAATTATTTCAGAATACGTCGCTTTACCCTTACTTAATAAATTTTTAAGTATGGATCGTCTCTTCTTTTCAGGTAAATCTATATGATATTTTCCAAGAGCACCTTTATGCATTATCGGAATTCTTACTTTTGATTTTGATCTTGTACGTCTTTTGGTACTACGACTTTTAACGGTACTTCGTCTTTTGGTACTTCGTCTTTTGGTACTTCGCCTTTTGGTACTTCGCCTTTTGGTACTTCGTCTTTTAACGGTACTACGTTTTTTAACGGCACTACGACTTTTAACGGTACTTCGCCTTTTAACGGTACTACGTCTTTTAACGGTACTACGTTTTTTAACGGTACTACGTCTTATAGATTTCTTTTTTGAATATTTCATCTTTTTTATTTATTTGTTATATTGTATATTAATAATTTTTTTTTTTATTATTGTGTTATTAATAATGAAAGATATTACAATTTGGCATTTTATAATTTTAGTGGCGATTCTTTTTGCGATTCAATATTTATTTGTTAAACGTGAAAATTATGAATCTGTACAAGGCGGAGATAAAAAAACAGGTGACAAATTATGTGGAGAGGCATCTATAGACCAAGGGTTTTTATATTACATATTTAATTCTCCTAAAACTCCTGCTAGATAAATAACTGAAATAATTATATATTTAATTATAATACTACTATGACTACTAAAAAAGACTTTGAAATTTTTTTATACAAAAACAAACTTAATTCAAAAACATTAATTGATATTTTACCACAATTATCATCAAAAACAATATCGAATTTATATAATGATTTACAACAGTTATATAAATCTAAAAATACAGATAAACTTTATATTTTTACAGACGGAGGTTGTTCTCGTAATGGTAAACCAGAATGTAAAGCTGCATATTCTGTTCTATTTACCGAAGAAACAGAATCTATTATGTACAAATTTAATACTACAAGAATGATAGTAAAGGAACCGTCAAATAATAAAGCTGAATTATCTGCCATAAAATATGTGTATAAAACTATATATGAAAACATTGATGTGTTTGAAAACAAAAACGTTGTTATATGCACTGATAGTATGTATTCCATTAATTGTATTACGAAATGGTCATCTAATTGGATTAAAAACGATTGGAAAAATTCAAAAGGAGAACGCGTAAAAAACCAAGATATTATTAAAACAATTCTAGATTATAAAAAAACAATACGAGAATCAGGAAAAAACGTAGAAGTTGAATTCAAACACTTATTTTCACATATACAAGAACCAGATGATAAGAATTCACAAGCATACTTTTTATGGTATGGAAATAACTATGTTGATAAAAACATTGGAAAGATATTAAGTATTTAAATTAATAATTGAATTAGATGGACCACAGCATTTTAAACAAATTAGTAACTGGCAAACTCCTGAAGAAAATCAAATAAATGATTCTCTTAAAAATAAATTAGCAAACGATAACGGATATAGAATGATAAGAATATATCAAGAAATAGTATTAAATGATCTTGAAGATTGGGGTTACCAGTTAATTAATGCTATAAAAAATAATGAAACTATAATTAGAATTGGTAACATTTATGATTAGTTAAAAAATGAATTTTTATTTATTTTAAAATAATAAAAATGAATCAACAAAAACTTTCAATTAATATAATCGGAATGGGTTTTGTAGGTTCTGCGTGCGGATTCCTCTGTGAAAAAAACAATGTAGAATTTAATGTATGTGATACTCAATTAAAAACTGGAAATTTCAATTATTTTAATAATATACAAGAGTTGGTTTGTTTTAGTGAAACTAAATCTGATATTAATTTCTATTTTATTTGCGTTCCTACACCAAGTGATTCAGAAGGAAAGTGTGATATATCTATTGTTGAAAATGTTATTAAACAATTATCATTGGTTGTTAAAAAAAGATCAATTGTTATTATAAAATCAACTATTAAACCTGGTACTACTAGAAATCTTTATAATAAATACAATAATGAAAAATTAGACATAGTATTTTGTCCAGAATTTTTAAGAGAAGTTTCTTATAAAGAAGATATTTATTCTGCAAAATTTGTATTGTTTGGCATTGACAAAAATCAAAAGAATTTAATAAATGATTTAAAAGATCTCTTTACTAATTATCTTTATAAACACAAATATACAACAAATGATAATCTAGAATCACCTTTCGAATTTTATTTTAAAACATTTGAAGAATGTGAATTATTTAAATATACTTTAAATACCTTTTTTGCTACAAAAATTACATTTTTTAATGAAATATATGAACTTTGTAATACAATTGGTGTTGATTATCAAAATTTAAAAAGTTTATTTAAACTGGATAAAAGAATTGGTGATTACGGTACAGTAGTTCCAGGAATGGATGGCTTTGGATATACAAGAAGCTGTCTTCCTAAAGAAATAAGGGCTTTAATTAAATTACAAGAAGAATTAGGACTCTCCAATGATCTTGCATCTTGTGTTGACAAAAGAAACGATTATTTTAGAAGTAAATAAAATACATAAACGTTTTATGTTAATTTAAACATAACATTATTAATTATATAATGAAAAATGATTATATAATGAAAGCTGAATATATAATGAAAGTTGAATCGTATACTATACGTGATAGTATATTAACATTACATTTTAACAAGGATTTTAAGCAAATCCGTTATGTAAAAATGGAATCTGATAATCTACTACATTCTGATAAAACATCAGATTCGTTAGATTGTGACGAAATGGAAATATCATATTCAAAAAGGAGAAATTGTTTCAATGTATGTCTTTCAAACAATTCAGATCAAGTTATTATTTTAATAACACAGTTTGACAAACGACAAACTTGTTATGGATATCATATTAAACGTCAAAATACATTAGAAAATACAGGTGACAGTAACGTAAAAAATACAGATCAAGATTTGTTGACAAAAGGAATGATTTCTTTATTATCAGGTAATTTTAAAGTTGACAAGGACCAAAGTAAGGATGGCAATATATTTTCTATAAAAAATCAAAATATTTTTGCAAAAATTAAAAAGAAAAGTGCAAAAGATGGAGTTGCAACGTTTATGTAAAAGAATTAGCAATATGAATTCGAGTGTTGAGAGAGCTTATGTTAAAGATATTTCAACAATTATAGATGATATCTTTTTTGAGTATGATATTTTTTACAAAGATACAAATCAAAATGTTTCAAAAGAAATACTTTTACATAAATTTTTAAATATATTTGGTAACTCTGATGAAATCAAAATGTGTATAGGTATTTCACAAAATGGAAATAAATGTTGTAAACGTGCCCAAAACAAATCTGATTATTGTAAAACACATAAATATTTAGAATTTCGTCAAAAAACCAACGATAATTTTACATTACAAAATGACAATTTATTCTTAATAGAAGAATCTGTTAAAAATGTAGATAATATAAATACAAAAAATATGAAAAAACAATTAATCGATGGAACAATTTACTATACAGATTCATCATTCGTGTATGACATTGATAGTCTTGAAAGAGTTGGTTACGTAGATAATGAAAAATGTATTTTAACCGACGACCCATTTATATTATGTATGTAAACGTATTTAAAGGTTAAGGTATTTAAATGATAATGTTGTTGTTATTATTATTCTCGATATGTTATGGACATATTTCTATGACGTATCCTCCATCAAGAAGAAATCAGTTAAGTGAATATTATGTTAATACAGGTTTAGTTAATTATAATTTACGTTCACCTTTGAATGTATCACCGGATTTTTTTAGTTTTCCTTGTAAAGGATTTCCAAAAGGACCTGTTGTGGCGACATTTGAAAAGAATGAAATTACAATAACACTAGAAGGTACAGCTACACACGGTGGTGGTCATTGTCAGTTTGGAATATCATATGATGATAATAATTTTGTTGTTTTAAAAACAGTTTTAAACGAGTGTTTGTTGAATACAATGTCTTATTCTTACGAAATACCTACATACGCAAGAGGCGATAATATAACTGTGTTTTGGACTTGGATTAATAGAATAGGTAATAGAGAATATTATATGGAATGCGCTGATGTAAATGTAAAGACAAACGGTAAGATGACTGATATTCCAGGTAAAGAATTATTAATTGTAAATTTACCTGGATATCCTAAAGTACCAGAATGGGAAATTGGTGCACCTAGTTCACTTGATGGAAGAGATCTATTTTATTCCATAAAGAATATTAATGTCAATTATGACAAACATAATTCTGATAAACATATACATAACATTAGTGAAAATCGTCGTTTTATCAGTAAAGATCAAAACCAAAATAAAGTAAATGAAAAAAGTCAAGATAAAGTAAATGAAAAATGTAGTTGTACTACAGGTGAAATGAAATGTGATGGGAATGGTTTTATTACTTGTACAAATAACAATTGGATATATAGATCTTGTGCAAGTGGAACATCATGCAAAACATCTGGTGAGAGTATTGTTTGCGATTTTGCATAAAATAGTGATCGAAAATAATTTAGTAAAGTATTTTCGATTGTTTTTTCAATTTTATTAAATACATTTAGTTGTTTCTAATGATTAGTTGATTTATTTAATTTACTTATATATGCTTTGGTTATAGTTTTATTAAATTCTTTTTGAAATAATATTACTCGTTCTCTTAAAGTTTTATCAGAATGTAAATTAAGTACCCAATCAATTTCTTCTTTATTGAATTTCCTAGCAGTTTTTTTCTTTGTATTTAATTTCATATCTTGATATTCTTTTGAATTTAAGACATCACTTGGTAAATTTAATTCTTCACCTAACCATAATTTACTTATAAAATTTCTATTAATATATATATTGAAATTTTCTTTAATATAATCTGAAACTTCTTGTGTAGTTTTATCTTTATTTTTCATTTTTATAATAGTAATTAGTTGTTGTTTATCAAGTAATTTAAATTTATCTTCTGGAGTAATTTGTTTAACTTCTTTTTTTGGTGTTTTTTCAATTATAACATCTTCTATTGGATTATATTTTTTATCATTTAAATATTCAATCATTTGTTTATATTTTTCTTTTTTAGAAACTTTTTTACTTTTTGTTGTTAGCCAATCTTTACCTAATTCTTTTTGTTTTGGATGTAATCTTGTAATACAATATCCATCTCCTCTTTTATCTGTAGGTTTAAAATAATAACAATATTTAGGGATTTCCATACCTTGCCGTCTAACAACGTCTTCGTTAAAGGTATCAGTTTCAATATTTTCTTCAAATTCATTAACGAGTTTTATTTCATCATCCTTTAATCCATTAAAATCTTTTTGTAAATAATTTTTTAAATTATCATTTATATATGTGTAATTATATCCAGCTAATCTTAATATATCTATATACTCCATTTCTAATTTTTTTCCAATATCTGATAATTCACCATTCATACAATGACCTATAAATAATTCTGGTTGTAAATCAATTAAATTTCTTAAATGTTTTTTAACCAATTCAAATTTGCACTTTGTAGTATATTCTTTCGAAGAAGTTGTTTTCCAACTATATTTTCCTTTAATTTCAATACACCATCTATCACCATGACTTCCATTAGCTTTTACATACCATATAAATGTAGGAATATCTTGTGAATTAACACCACAATTTTGAGGAAGGTTAACATTTCTTGTTTGCTTTGATTGATTTTTGTTCTGATCACTTTGAGAAATCAATCTTAAATTTGAGGTTCTATTATCTGTTGTAATTCTATTAATATGATCAACGTATAATTTTCCATCAAATTGATAATTCATAATTAAACTATGTAAATATTTTGAATAATAATCAAAAGTATAACCTATATATCCATTTTTTGATTTATAAAACATTCTATTATCTAACTCTTTTAATTTTTCCTTATCAAAAATAAATGGTTCGTTTTTATCAGTATTAGCAACTATATATTCTTTACTTTTATAAGTAACAATTTTATATTGATTCTTCATAATTGTTTGTAATAAATTACAATTATGAAAATAAATTCAATTTTTAAACTAACATTTTTATTAAAACTTTAATTTGAATATGCTAATCCACCCCGGATTTAGCTTACCCTTTAGCTTTCACTAAAGGCCGGACTATATCTTAAGATATCATTGATACTGATTAGGTATCTCAACCCCAACTACATTTAGTCTCTGAACCTTCACCATAGTCTTATCATCAAAAGAAACTAAAGTTTATTTTAGTTTGTTTAGCGACTTTAGGTGCTTGGCTGCGGATTTTCCAATCCTAAACTTTATTACCATTGGGCAAAGCCCAACTCTTACGAGTCGTGCAATGGCGACGTAAGTCGCGTACGGCTATTAACCGTGTTCCTTTTAAATGTTTCCAAATAAAAGTGGTAGTTTAGGCTCTAAGGAGGTCCCCGTCAATTTGAAGTTGTTGCAAAAAAAGTTTGACCTTTTTTCACTAGCCAGTTATATGGAAATCATTGCGAATTGATTTCTTGCTAATTTACACTGTTTTTCATAATAAGTAATAGCAAAACTTATTATGCAGCTGACTGTTTGGCACAGGTTAATGTAAAAAATACATTCTTTAATGCCAGCCATAATTCTGAGAACGTTGTAGTTAACAGCAAATACTTTCAAACTACCAGCTGCATCAATGGTAAGTTGAAGAGTGGCATTGTCAATTCTAGACATGTTAACAGTTCCAGATGGTTGATGTTGTTCTGGGTTAAGAGCAAATGAGTATACATAAACACCATCAGAAGGAATAGAAGTATGGTGTTGATATGGTTGAACCAAGTTGAAGTATGCTCCAGCTCTTTCAGAGAAACGATCTTGACCGTTAAGTTGCAATTTAGCACTAATAACATCCTTGTATGTAGTTGGGGCAGCAGTAGCTCCAGAATCTTGAACAACCCAGATAAGTTCCTTACAAGGATGGTTCAAAGCAAGCTTACTCTTGTAAGCACCACTAGATACAGTTTCAGCACCAGTGAATTGCAATTGCTCAATGAGGTATTCGTGTTGAACTTGAGCAAATTGACGACGTTCGTCAGTATCAAGATAGATGTAATCAACATACAAACTAGCTTCAAGAGCTGGAGCAGTTGCAGTACCAGTAGTAGCACTTGTATACAAATTCTTATCGAATGCTGCAAAAGTAATGTTGAATTTAACTTCGTGATATTGCAATGCAATCAATGGCAAAGCAAGACCTGGATTTCTACAGAACCAGAATTGCAATGGCACATACATAGTATATTCTGTAGTGTCACCATCAGTTGTCATATCAAGAGTGTTACCAACCATCTTTTTGTAACCATCTTCCTTTTCAGATGTTTGAGTAAGATCATTCCAGATATTTAACCAAGTACCATAATGCTTATCGATTGTTTGACCACCAATTTCAATTGAAACTTCTTCAATCAAATTGTGTCCAAGATATGGGTGCCAATGTGTATCAGCATCTAATGCACCAACTGTAGCTTGCAAGTAGACCTTGTGAATAAGATCACCATTTCTTGAAACAGTACATGAAACTTTTCTACCAAATCCAACAGTTCCATTAAATGTTTGTTCGATTGATTCAATAGCAAAGTTTGTATGTCTACGATATACAACTTTAAAAACGTTTACACCCTACCTTTCGGTATATTTATCAGGAGCTTACGCTACCTGGGGACTAGACTATATCTTAAGCAAATTCATATGAATTCACCCATTACCATTTAGTCGTTGAACTGAGGCCATATTATTGATAATTTAAATATTCTAATGCCATATTGTATTTTTCTTCATCTGTAAATTTTTTAGATGTAAAATATTTAGTCTTTAAATAAGGATGATTAATAACCACATATCCAGAAGATTGATGAACTTCTGGTCTAGCTTTTAATTTAACTATGTACATAGGAATATCATCTTCTTTTTTATGCGCTTTTGATAAATTTAATTTGTGTTCAATAGATAATTCTTTTCCAAAAAAATGATGTTTTTCACCTTTTTTACTATTAGAAATATTTTGTTTTGTTTTTTTATCTCTAGGTTTACCATAATTAAAATTTTTATCACCTAATTTACTTTGACGCATTTTCTCTTTACTATCGTCACAATGTAAACCGTTCGAACCACCTGTTCTAATATTATACCCATTTGGATATAACGTATCATACAGATTTATAAATTTTATTTCGTATTCATCTAGAAAATAATTATTACATTCTAATAATATTTCTTTTTTGAAATTATCTTGACCATATTTTTGAATAGCATTATGTAGAATTCTACATTCTTTTCTTTTACAATGTTCTTCAAAACGTTTATCAAAATCTCTTGTAGTTTGACCAATATATTTTTTACCAGAAGGAGAAGTTAAACAATATATTATTCCCATTAATATAATGGAAATTATTAATATACTCAATTTTTAATAACTTAGGCTTTGGCTGCAGATTGCCCATTTCAATCTAAACTATGTTTAAATTTCATCTTAAAAGTTATTACCGAAAGATTTTTAATCCTTGTGACTGACGCCACTACCCAAGTTCTATTCTTGGCCATTAATTTTTTTCAAAATTAACTTGGTATTTTAAGCTTTAGGGGTTTCCCGCAATTTGATAATGTCGCAAATCTAATTAGATTCACTAGTAGCTGAATTATTAGTCAATTGATATGACTAATATAGGAATTACAACAGATTTTTCTATAACATATCCTAATAGTTATAGCTGACTACTTTTCTACTCAATTTTTTAAGTAATTTGAGGATTACCTGTACATTCCTCTACCTAGTCTTTCAACTAGGATTAGACTATATCTTAAGCAAATTCGAAAAAATTCTATTATCGAAAAATTCGATTCACCCACTACCATTTAGTCGTTGAACTGAGGCCAATTTACAAATTAAAATTTATAAATATTTAGATATATTTAGATAAATATACCCTTAGGCTTTGGCTGCTGATTGCCCAATCCATTTAGATTTTCACTACAGTTCTAAATCATTTAATTTAAAACAGGTAATTTCATAGAAATTACTACCCAAGTTTAATCTTGGCCAAATAAAAGTTTCCTCTTATTCTTAGTACTAAAGGCTCTAAGGGGGTTTCAGCAATTTGATAGTGTCGCAAAAAAAGTTTGACCTTTTTTCACTAGTAGCTGTACATAATTAATCGAAATGGGTGATGGCGGTGATTAATTAAGGAGTACTAACTGTATTTATTATAACATATCCTTTTAGTTATAACAGGCTACTTTTCTACCCTACAGGTTTTTTAAGGTAAATATCTTGAGCGCCATAAGCGACTAATTGCATAAGTCCACCACCCATATTTTGTTTTTATAATATTCAAAAATAAAAAAAATTTTCGTAATTAACTTATTAATTATACATTTAATTGCAATTACACACGTGTTTCATCACATTCTTATATATACATATTCACATTCTTATACATATTGAACATAACATACAATACATATAATACAAGATTTAAGAATTCTACGAATCTAATAGCTAGTTTTCTAGCTTGTTATTCTTAGTGCAGGAACTGGTGTACCTCCTGTTGTTGGTGGTGCACCTCCTGTTGTTGGTGGTGTAGTTTGTGTCTGTGTAAAATAATAATATCCAGCTCCGGCTAACACACTAGATAATAAAAGACAAGACATACCAATAATAATTATTATTATAATCTGTTGACTCATTATATATATATACATATAATTTTTTAGGAATTTATTTTTAGAGCCAGTGAAGGATGTTAAAATGTGAGTTCTTTTCTAAATAACCAATCAAAAAAACCACGTTTTATACTCTGTTTCATTAATAAAGAACTACATTTATTAATTTTTTCCCACGAAGATTCACAATCATTGTTCGTCAATGGATTCTTCACTATATCTTTTTTCATCGTTTCATTTTTAATATACATATTCTCTCTACAATTTATAATATCTTTTATTTTATCTTTGTCTATACAATCTACCATCGCGTCCAATTCGGTATCTTGCAAATATCGTTTTACGTCGCTTATGTCACAACGATCATTGTAATTTATACACAAGATCTTATACAAAATATCTTTAAAACGATCTTTTAAAACCATTCTTCTATTGATCTTCTTATTAAATATTTCCTGAATATTATCCAAACTATAAAAACGTTCTAAATCACAAATACTTTTTATATTTGAAAATGGTAACAAATTAAACATCAATTCGTATATACATATTCCTAAACTCCAAACATCTGTTCGTTTATCATATAAGAACTTGTAACGTTTTTTTTTCATCAAATTTATTTTATCTACCACATAACTTGTAATGTTTTCCATTTCATTCATATTCTGTATTATTTCCGGAGACATATAATATGGTGTACCACATAATTTGTAATATTTTCTATGCAATATATTCGTTTTATCAAATCGAGGTTCACTAGATAAATCATAACAAGCAAAACCAAAATCTGAAATTTTAAAATCAATTTTATTACCATCATCTTTTATTAAAATATTATGTAATTTTATATCACGATGTATAATATTTTTACTATGAATATAATCCAAACCATCAACTGTTTGTTTTAAAAACTCGTAGAAAAAAGAGTTAGTAAATCCACCACATTCATTTTTATATTTGTCACCTACGTTTCCTTTTAAAAAATCATACACATCACCACCATTACAATATTCCATCCTTAAATAATATATACCATCGCGTTTTGTATACCCATAAAATTTAATAATATTTGGATGTTCCATATTAGATAAAATTTCAATCTCACTGTCTATCAATTCTTCTAAACGTTTAAAATAATATTCTTGTTCCGTATTTATTAATTCATCACCATTATTATATGGTGTTATATTTACATCAATGTTTTTCTTATCTTTATTAACACGTCTAATTGTACTACCTGAACTTTTTGAAATATAACTTTTCACTAAATTGTTTATGTTTATTTCCTTTATTATAAACAATTCATCCTCGTCTGTTATCAAAGGACTCTCGTATTTGCATAAATACACATTTGAAAAAGACCCCTTGCCTATATGACGAATTACTTCATAATCTTCAATAAAACTCATTCTAATATTACATATGAAAATAAATTCAAAATACATCTTTATTTGTGTAGTAATTTAATTGTATTTTAATTGATTCTGTATATTCTATGTATTTTATATATTGTATATATTTTACACATTCTGTCTATTTATTTTATTATATAATATTATAAACAAAGCACAATAATGAGTTTAAACACGAACATGATATACTATTACGATTATCTATTTGAGTTTTACACAAATGATATAACGGATCTTGATAAATTTAATACAATTTACAACACGTGTACATTGGAAGATCCAACTGGAAATAGAAAAGCACTAATTTATAACAAATCTTTAGAAATTTTAGAAATCTTATCAAGAACGCCCGGGATTCACATATGTTCATCATTTGTTAATTATAACAATAAACGATACAAAGTAACTGTTCACAATATGTCTTGGTCCGGAAACACATAAATTTATTTACCTCTCATTTAGATGATTTTATTTATTCTTTTTATTTTGTACATTTTGATTATTTTATTTTATTGTACAATGATATAAACAATATAAACAAAATGAGTTTGAATACACCATTTGATTATGATTACATATTTGAATTTTACACAAATGATATAACGGACCTTGATAAATTTAATACAATTTACGATCAATGTACTTTGGAAGATCCAACTGGAAATAGAAAAGCACTAATTTATGACAAATGTTTACAAATTTCACAAATTTTATCAATAACACCTGGAATTCACATTTTCGCATCATTTGTTAATTATAACAATAAACAATACAAAGTAATTGTTCACAATATGGGTTGGGGTGGTGCCACGTATATACCAACTTAATAAACTTAATACAACTTAATATAACATATATATATTAACTTATTAAATCCAAAATTTTTCATTGTCAATTTCTTGTTTTCCCCAAAAGTAACTGGAACAAGAATTATATCCCATATCTATTAATGATTGTACATCACTTTTTGATAAATCAAAATTTAATACATTTGTTATCTGATATGCATTTATACCAATAGTATGTTCAGTGTATTCATCTTGTTTTTCTTTGTTTATTAAAAAACAATTTATAATATTAAACAAATAACTATCAAATGAATCAATCAAATTATCTTTACATATTTCTCTTTTTGATAATAATTTACAACCAAGCGTAGTACTTAAATTATTTTCATATATTTCTATAGGATAATTATTTATAATAGATCCATCAACATAATACGTATTATTATAATACTGTGAAGAAAAAACAAGAGGGATACATGTAGACATCCTGATTGCTTTTAAAACTTTTAAATTAGGTGTACTTTTATAATCGAAAATAACCATACTATAGGTATTTATATCAGCTGCCACCACGCGGAAATTTATGCGCGTTTTTAACCATAATTCTCTCATAGTTGTATCTTTGGAAAAACCCTTTTTTACCAATAATTCAGTTAACCAATCAATTATTCTATTTCCATTATCCAAGCCATATTTTGATATAAAATTACTTATTTTAAATTTTTGCAAATTTAAAAAATCTACATCTATAACTTCTTTATACAACTCTTCATAAGTATAACCTATTGTATATAGTAAACCAAATAAACTACCAATTGACACACCACATAGTTCTTTTATATCAAATATTACTTTGTTACTCTTTAATAATTCCTCAAAATACTTTACAACACCAATATACGCAATACCCTTCATTCCACCACCACTAAATAACAATGTTTCTATTCGTTTCTTCATACTAATTTATAGATTTATATTACACTAATATAAATTATTCATATAATAAACATTTTATAATATAATAAACAATTATTTATTCTTTTAATATTTGTTTTATACAATATTTCTTTTGTGAAAAATCATCGTCATTCATATAAATAGTCATGTAATAGTCTAATATATCAAGATCCTTTTGTTTATATGTATACATAAAATAATGTAAAAAATAATTTACACACCTTGGTTTATCAAAATAAAAACAAAATTTACGAAATTCATTAGTTGTATCAAATATTACGAGGTCATTTTCATCTGTTATACCAGCAAATACAATTTCATTTTTATGCAAAATTATATCCTTTTTATTTTTGTTAAATTTAACTAGATCATTATACAAACCACGATTTGTATCTGATACAAACGTCATCATGTATTCCTTTTCATCTTGTGTAATCTTGTATTCAGTATAAATATGTTCGTTTATAGTTTCACAAAAAATTTTCTCAACACTATCTTGAATAGGATTAAATAATAAACCACTTATATACGTTTTTAATTTGTACACATTAAAACATAACCAAATAACATTTAATAAGATAAATCTTCTATACACATATATTAATGGAAATATTAAACTAAAAATACACACATAAAACATCTTATTTAAAAACTATATTATTATAATTTTAAATGGATTTCTTTCAATTTTTAAAAAAGACAAAACAATCATCTGACTCCAATACAGAAAACTTGGAGGAAAAACCACCAACGGAGCATAACAATAAAAAAGAAATTACAAATACAAATACAACAACAAATGAAATTACAGATACAACAACAAATGAAATTACAAATAGAATTACAAATGAAACTGGTCATATATTATATAAAAATGTTAAAAAAGGAAATATGGTTAGAATTATATATAACGAAAACAGTATTTTAAATTTATATAAAGGTTATATTGGTGAGATAAGAGATTATAAGAAGGAACACGATTTTGCAATTGTATTTCTACACGGGATAAATAGTCAAACATTTATTAAATGTCCATTGCAACATTTCATCGTATTATAATAGGTCATCATATGTGATTAGTGTAGTGTTGGTAATTAAATTCTTAAGAGTTTCATTTACCTTTCGCATTTGTTCTAACTTTGATGTTTTCTTTTCTAATTGTGTTTGATTTTTTCTTATAGAATATGTAAATTTATTAACAGAGTATAGAGATTTCTTTATACTAGGATTTTTATTTAATAAAGTTATAAATACACAATCTTTAAACGATTCACTATTTGCTATATATCCATTCGACAAATAAATAAACCATACATCATATGTGGACTTTAATTTTAATTTTTCAAACATTGTATTGAAAATTAATAAACCACGTTTAATAGTATTTGTTTCAAATTGATTTTCTAAATCGTTTTCCAAATTGTACCTTGTGATTTTATTTACATTATAATCTTTTTCATATACTTTTACATTCAAATCAATAGATCTTTCTACAAAATCAATGTCGTATGTATCATCAAAATCTAAATAATAATATATATCCAAAGGTTTTTTCTTATCATCCAAAGGTTTTTTCTTATCATCCCAAGGTTTTTGATTAGAGATCATTATAAGATCTACTCTGTTTTAACCATAATTTTTCAACTTTTTATAATTTTAACAAAATTTTTTTATTTGTATATATAAGATGACAAATAAAAAGGGAAGATCACCAAATAAAAAGGTAAGATCACCAAATAAAAAGGGAAGATCACCAAATAAAAAGGGAAGATCGCCAAATAAAAAGGAAAAAATACAGAATAAAAAGATTGATTACACAAAATATCATTCTACATCAGGATTATCAACGAAATCGTGGGGACCAAAGGGTTGGTACTTTTTATTTTCTTGTATAATGGGAGGATATCCTATTAAAATAGACAAAAACAATGACGATCACGTGCGTATAAAAAGACAATTTAAGAATATGTTATTAAGTTTAGGTTATACTATGCCTTGTATTTACTGTAGAGAATCATTTAAAAAATTTTGCAAAGAACTTCCCATAGAATCATCTTTATCAGGTAGAATTGAATTAATGCGTTGGTTATATGATCTTAGAAATAAAGTCAATCAAAAGTTGATAGCACAGGAAAAAAAATGTTATAACGATGAAAAAAAAAGATTAAAAAAAATATACTATTCTGGATTAAAAACAAATGAATCACAGGAAAACTATTACGATTCCTTAAAACAATTTAAAGAAAAAACTTTTGTTACAAAACAATCACCTAGTTTTCAAGAAGTATTAGATGCATACGAAAGTATTAGAGCTGTTTGTTCTAATAAATCAAAAACTTGCGCTCTAAAAGTCGAAGCAAATTAGTTTTAATGATACACTTTTATTTATTGTAATCTTTTTAATTATTTAATTAAAAAGATGTATCCATATATCTGTATCTTCGTTTTTAGTAAGGTTTTTTATACACCAATTTCAAAGAATCTTCTCATTTGAGCTGGACTTTGTTCAAAACTGCTTTGATTCCAAGGTCCAACACTTTCTTTTGGGATAGGTGGAAGCGATCGAATATCGTGATATGGGATCTTGTTAGATTGCATAACTGTATTAATACCAACGTGATATCCGCTAATTAAAAAGTTTTGTTCCTTTAAAAGCTTAGTAACTGGGTTTTCCTTGGAAAATTCGTTTTCTGCCTTATAATCAGGTAATAAATCACTTGGTTTAATTTCATCACCCTTAGCAACAATAGCATCTACTCGTTCTTGTTCTTCATCTTTTTTTACAGGTGCTTGTTCTATTGGAGCAATGTCACCTTGAGAAACATTTTCAAGATTTTCTGGAATTAAATAATTTTCCATGGATTCGTTTTTTGTTTTAGTATAAGTTATAATTATATAAAAGGCAAGAAGAATTAAGGCAATCTTGATCATATCATTTGATTGAATAAACTTTAAAATATTAGCAATCATTGTTTTTTTAATATAGTATAATAAAATAAATTTAAATTTTACAATTAAAAAAAATTTCCGAGTACAATTTAAAAATAAATGTAAATTTTACAATTAAAAAATTTCAGAGTGTAATTTAAAAACATAAACAAATTACTTTTAAATGCTTGAGCACGACGAAAATGATAATTATACATCGTCATCTGACTATGATGAAATAGACAATTTTTTAGACAATTATTCAGATGATTTATATTTGTTATACGAAGACATAAAATCTAAATCAGAGCCACATTCTCCATTTTTTCTATGCAAAATGCGTTTTCACCACATAACAACTTTTTTAATCGACATTCTATTTAAACCAGAATCAGAATCAAAATTAAATGATGAAAAAAACCCCTTTAGTTTAATAAACAATTTCAATAATTTTTACCAAGATGAAATATCTTATTCATTTAACATTATATCTGCTTATATTAAGAAACATTTTAAATATACTATACCTATAGAATATTGGATATTTTTTTGTTATCATCTTTCAGACATTGGTGAAATTCAAAAAGTTCGATGATAAACGTATAATTTATTTTTAACATAAATAAATATTTTTAAAATAAATAAATAAATATATAATATATATAATATGAATCAACAGATTATTATAATAATAATTATTATTGGTGCGTCTTGTCTTTTATCTAGTGTGTTAGCCGGAGCTGGATATTATTATTTTACACAGACACAAACTACACCACCAACAACAGGAGGTGCACCACCAACAACAGGAGGTACACCACCAACAACAGGAGGTACACCACCAACAACAGGAGGTACACCACCAACAACAGGAGGTACACCACCAACAACAACTAAACCACCAACAACAACTAAAACACCAACAACAACTAAATCACCACCAACAACAACTTGTACAGCAGATTCATCTTGGAGCATTAGTACACCTGTAGCACCTGGTACGAGTGTTAATAGAACTTGTAATACTACAGGTATTCAATTTGCAAAATGCAAAGCAGATGGAAACTGGACTATGGGTAATTGTATTGATGTAGGAAAAAGTCTTAAATGTAGTAGTAATATTCCTACAGGTGGTAGTACTTCGAGCGTATATAGATACATGGGGAATAAAATTCTAAGAGGTTATCCTAATGAAACTATAGCAATTTCTTGGGAGCCAAATTATTATAATCCCGGAGGGGTTTTAGAAAATATGGATTGTGCAGTATTTACAGTTGGTGCTAATATGGCAGTAAAACCTACAGTTGATGTAGGAAAAAGTGTTAAATGTACTAGTAATATTCCTACAGCTCGTACTGGTGATACCATATATAGATGGGATGGTAGTAACTTAAGACCCTATCCTAGTGAAACTATAGCAATTTCTTGGGAGCCAAATTATTATAATCCCGGAGGGGTTTTAGATATTGATTGTGCAGGATTTACAGTTGGTACTGATATGGCGATTAATCCAGCGACTCAATATAGATATTTATGTAATGAGCACAATAAATGTTTAACTGATAGTTCTGGTTCAGCTATTCAATACTCTATCAGTACCCACTGGGGAGATAAACAAAAATGGAAATTTGATGGTAAACATATATGTAATCCAAATAATAAATGTTTAGCAGCAGCTTCTAATAGTAGTGGTTGGGGTGGACAGTATGTATTATGGGATAAAAAAGAGGAACAGGGGCAAAAATGGACACTTGGTGATAATAAAAGTCTATGTAATGAGCACAATGGGTGTATGGGATCTCCTGAGAATACTCAGTTAGAAGGTGCGAATCTTATTCAATGGGGTTTTGTGGATCAAAAGGGACAAAAATGGAGTTGGAAAGAATCGTAAGAAAGAGAAACAGAATTACATAAGTCTGATTTTGCGATACTGAAAGTTGTACAATATAATTATTAACTGAAAGTTGTACAATATAATTATTATCTCCACCCAAATTTCAATTCTCATTTATAGATTTATTTTATTTCGTTTCCATTTTTGTGTCTTAATTGTTTCTTTGGTATTCCAGATATAGCATTAATGGACATAAGTGCAGTGTCTCCCATATCAGCCTGTACTTTTTTAGACTCGAAAAACGGTAACCATTTTTCTTTTTGTTCTTTTGAAAATTTATTTTCTAAAAACCATTTTATATACTGAATCGATAACCATTTTCTTTGAGCATATTTTCCTTTTAATTTACATTCAATAACTGGACCTGTATAGGCACGTAATTTCTGTGATGCTCTAACAAATCTTATAGTGACATCTGTTTCTTTATATAATTCAACAAGTTTACCATAAAGTACGTGACTAACAAATGACATTTTACTATTACATTTAGGTTGTAATTCTATAAGAATACTATTTAATTCTTTAAAAACATGATTATTATCATACAATTCTTGAATTTTTTGAATAAAAACTTTTGCTATATCTTGTAAAAGATACGTATCTACATTTTTCTTTTTAAAATCATTAATCTTTGTTGCTTTTATATCCTTTGGAAAATGTGTTTTACATGTATATACAAGAACATCTTCACATTTATATTTCATATTACATTTTCTACCACATATCTTTCCATTTTTTAATTCGTTTTTACAATGATAATCATCACTATCTAATACATCATAAACATCCCATAGTAAAATTTCATAATTACTATTCATAATACAAAGAGACAAATTTCTTAAACCAGGATCAATACACAATGTAATCATATTATATATATTACGATAATAATTTCAAATAACTAACACGTATACAAAGTATATGTAATATGTAATATGTAATATGTAATATGTAATATGTAATATGTAATATGTAATATGTATTCGCAGTGTTAATTATTTTTAAATATATTATTTACAATTTTTGAAACATTTTTTACACAATAATTGAATCCGGATTTATATAACGTTAGGGGTTTGTATGTATAATAATATACAACTTTGTTTTTATTAAAACTTACGCGTTTATTTTTCGAATTAGATAAATCATCTTTTTCATTGGTTTTTTTTGGAAATTTTTCCAAGCATTCTTTTTTAACTTGTGTTATGACAATATATTCTCTCATTGACAATATATTCTATATTTTATTAGAGTATTTTATATTTAGGTTTCTAACACGTTTAAAAAACGAAAAAAAAATTGAACGTATATATATATGTTGATTAATGAATTTGAAAAATTATCTCTTAAAAAGTTTAAAATAAAAAGTATTATGCCGGATGCTACTATACTATGTTTAGGTAAGAGGCGGAGTGGAAAATCGTTATCTTATGGTACAAAAGTGTTAATGTATGATGGAACAATTAAAAATGTCGAAGATATTCGAGTAGGAGAACAAGTTATGGGTGATGACAGTACACCTAGAAATGTTTTAGAAACACATTCTGGGACTGATACAATGTATAAAGTAGAAAATAAACGGGGGGAAAGTTATACAGTAAATAGTCATCATATTTTAAGTTTAAAATGGTCTGGTAAAAAAATTATACTTGAGAGACTTGACAAAATGTCTTTTCAAGTAAGATATTTTGATAAAAATAAAATTCAATTAATACATAAAGATTTTTCTTATCGAGATAAAGATAAAGAGTCAGTTTTTACGGAAGCAAAATGTTATTATGATAATATAGTAGACAATTTGTATGTAGATATTCCTATAAAAGAATACTTGGGATTATCTAAAAAATACCAAGAAAATTTATTGGGATATCAAGCGTCGGCATTAACATTTCCAGAACAAACAACATCTTTACCAATCGATCCTTATATGATTGGTTATTGGTTAGGAGATGGGAGTAGTGCAAATAGTGATATAACTACACAAGATTCTACAGTATTACATTATTTTGCAAACAATTTAAACCAATACAACTTGTATTTAGAATATAAAAGAATATATTGTTACAAAATTTCAAGTGATTATAGACAAAAAGGTAATATGTTTTTGAAAACATTGCGTGATTTAGATATGTTGAATAACAAACATATTCCTCATATCTATAAATGTAATACTAGAGAGGCTAGATTACGTTTACTGGCTGGATTTATAGATGCAGATGGTCATTTAGGTAATAGAAATGATTTTGAAATAAAAATAAAACATGAGAAATTACTTGACGATATTATTTATTTATGTAGAAGTTTAGGGTTTACTACTTATAAACACGTTAAACAAACATCCTGGATACATAACGGAGTTAAAAAATTTGGGAAAGCATTTAGAATAAATATTAATGGTGAAGGTATACATGAAATACCTACTTTAATTAAGAGGAAACAGGCACAACCAAGAAAAGAACGAGTTGATGCATTAGTTAGTCAAATAAAGGTAACTGAGTTACCAGAAGACCGTTATGTAGGTATTGAATTAGATGGAAATAATCGTTATGTATTAGGAAATTTTATTGTCACACATAATAGTTGGCTTGTTAGAGATATATTTTATCATCACAAGAATATACCATCAGGTATTGTTTTTTCTGGTACGGAAGAAGCATCACCTTTTTTTGGAGATTTTATCCCTGATTGTTTTATCCATTCTGAATACAACCCTGAACTAGTAGATAGTATTATGATTCGACAAAAGAAAAAGATAAGAGAAACAAAAGCAAAAGGTATATCTGAAACTGGGAAACATCCTAGCAATAATTTATTTATTGTATTAGATGATATGTTACACGATGCACAAAATTGGAAAAAGGAAAAAACAATTAAAAATATTTTCTTCAATGGTAGACATTATAACTTTCTTTTTATACTAACTATGCAATATCCTTTAGGTATTACCCCAGAATTAAGAAGTAATATTGATTATGTATTTATATTCAATGAACCCAGTGTAAAAAATAGAAAAAAAATATATGACGACTACGCTGGAATGATACCTTCGTTTGATCATTTTTGCAATATCCTGGATGCATGTACTCAAAATCACGAATGTCTGGTCATAAAAACATCAGGAAACAGTAGTGATTTAAGAGATCAAGTATTTTGGTATAAAGCAGAATATCACAACAACTTTAGAACAGGACATCCTAAATTTTGGAATTTCCATAGCAAAAATTACAATGACAACTACGAAGAAGACGATGATAAAGATCAAGAACACTTGGACAAATTAAAACGTAAATTTGCAAAAACTAAAAAATTAAAAGTTATCGTATCAAGACAAGGGGATATAGTAGGTTATAAGTCCGATGGTTAAAAATAAACCCGTTTAAAATACCATTTTTTAATTATTTAATTAAGTTTCGATTATTTGATTAAATCTATATTTAAAGTATATTTAAAGACAAACCAATATACAAATTATAAATGGACCTTTTAAAAACACCGATTGATATTAAAACACTTATACAAACTAGCACCATAGAAATATATGATAAAACTAAATTAGTAGAAAAATTACAAGAATATTTCTCAGATGATGAACAACGATTATATGTATGCAATTTGTTTTTATTCTTAAATTATCATCCAATCAATGATTTCATTATCAATTTGGAAAATGTATGGAAATTTATAGGATTTTCTAACAAAGCCAATGCGAAGAGATTATTGAAACATAATTTTACAGAGGAAAATGACTATAAAATAATTTTCATCCGAACGGATGAAAATAAAACTTTGCTCATCCGAATGGATGAGCAAAAAAAAGATAATAGAGGTGGTCACAATGAAGAAACGATTATGTTAAATATAAATACATTTAAAAAGTTATGTTTAAAAGCAAACACAGATAAAGCAGACAAAATTCATGACTATTATATAAGATTAGAGATGATATATAACGAATTAATGAAAGAAGAATTAGATGAACAAAAAAATAAAATAGAAGAAAAAGAAAAATTATTGATTCAAAAAGAAACTCAATTACAAGAAACTACTAAATTACTTAATGAATTAGAACTCAAACCAGAAACTGAAGGTTTTTCTAGTAGAATACCAGGTGAAATTTATTGTATACGAGATAAAACAAAGCCTGGACATATGAAAATAGGAATAGCAGATAAAACTATAACAAGAGTGGATCAATTAAATGTAGGTTCTAGTACGCATTCTTTAGAAATGTATGCTAAATTTGAAACATTCGATAGGAATTTTACAGAAAAATTAATACATCATTCTTTACACCCATTTAGAATTAGAAATCGAAAAGAGTGGTTTTATTTCGGAAACGATATATCGAATTAGCTTATGCAATCAATACAATTAAAAAATCATTAGAATACACTAAACAATTTGACATTAAAAATAATGTTCATTTTAAAGAATTAACAGTAAACATAAACGTTAATACAGAATTAATTGACCCAAACGTTATCGATAATATACAAACAAATGAAGAAAACAAAGTAAAAGAACATATTGAAAAAATACGAAAAACTAATAAAAATAATATACAACAGAGTAGTGCTCGGACAGGTAATTTTAAGGGAGCGTGTTGGGTTAAGGATAAAAATATGTGGAAATCTCAGATACAGAATAATCAAAAAAATTTCCATCTTGGATATTTTACTGATGAAATAGATGCTGCCAAAATATATAATGATTATGCTTTATATCTAAACGAAAACGAAAATACAAACTTTTTGTTAAACGATATACCTGGATATAAAACAGTAGCAAGAAATATACCAGAGGAAAACAAACGAGAAATTACAGAAAAAAAAACTTCCAAGTATATAGGTGTAAGTTATGATTCTAAACGAAAAATTTATGTCACTAGTATTAAATTAGCTGGTAAAACTTATAATTTAGGAAATAATAATCAAGAAGTCGAATGTGCAAAATTATATAATCAACAGGCTCTCTTCTTTAATAACACATTGAATACAAAATATATATTAAACGATATCTCTAATTATGTAACTATACCAAACGATATTCGTTCAGAATTACTTAAAAAAAAAGAAGATAAAAAATCCAGTAAATACATTGGTGTAAGTTTGAATAAATCGAAAAAATGGAATAGTTATTATATGCTGAATAGAAAAAGAATTAATATTGGAACTTTTAATACAGAATTAGAAGCTTGTCAAGCATATAATAATACAGTTATTGATTTAAACAAAAATGGATGCAACTACGAACTCAATATTGTAGACTAACTATGTCTTTTTTAATTTTTTAATTAATTAAAAAATATTGTTATAATATAAGATCTCATGAAATCTAAACCAGGAGCAATTTTTGTAAGTATTGCAAGTTATAGAGATGATGTATGTAGTACTACATTGGATTCATTATATACTATGGCTGATAAACCAGATAGAGTATATGTAGGAATATGTCAACAAAATAAAAATGAAGAAGATGACGGTATAGATTGTGTATCAAAAGGTTACCAAGATCATCCAAGAGTAAGAATAATAAGAATTCCACATTTTGACGCAAAAGGTCCTACACACGCAAGATATTTGTGTAGCACATTATGGGATGGAGAGGAATATTTTTTACAAATAGATAGTCATAGTAAATTCGTAAAGGGTTGGGATACATTATGTATAAATATGTTATCGGATATTAAAAATAAAGGATTATCAAAAAAACCTGTCTTGAGTCATTATCCAAAAGAAATAAGCACATATGACCAATATAACGATAGTATAAAAAACAATGTTACAAGAATATGCAAATCATTTTTTAACGATAGAGGAATGTTATCATTTATGGGTGCTGAAGAAATAAATAGTAATAATACACCATATATGACACCATACGTTGCCGGAGGTATGTTATTTTGCGAATCTTATTTTTTAAAAGAATTACCATTTGACCCTAATTTGCCATTTTTATTTGTCGGAGAAGAAATATTACACAGCATACGATTTTACACACACGGTTGGGACATTTTCACACCAACTGAAAATATCGTGTTTCATGAATACACAAGAAAAGATAAACCTAAAATATGGACAGATAATCCATACTATTCGGATGTTCCAGCATTTGATAAAGTAAAGTATTATTTGAAATTAGTAGATAACGATAAAGATAATGTAGTAAATTATTTACAATTTAATTTAGATAAATATGGTTTAGGAAAATCAAGAACATTAGAAGATTACTATAATTTTGCAGGAATAGATATAGTAAATAAAAAAGTATATAAAAATTTTTGTAGAGAAAATAATATTGCAACAGAAGACGATATCTTAATGAGTAACCAAATTAATCATAACAAAAAATTCATTGAAAATAAAATTATTATAATATTGGGATTATTATTGGGATTATTGTTAACTTACTATGTGTTTTTAAAAAAATCAAAGTAAACTTTTACGTTACGTTATTCCTAATATTGACATTAATACCATATTTATGCAAAAGTTTTTCAAACCGTATTAGTTTTTTTTGTAATATGAAAAGATCTAACCAAGAACTACCGTATTTATAATCTTCATTTATTGATTTCTTTATACACGCTTTATACTTTTCAATTTTCATAAAGGTCTTTTTATCCAAATTAGATATCTGATGACCATATTTATTTAGGATACTTAGATCAATATCATTTATTATTACCCCTTTCATTATATATAATATGAAAGGAATATAAATAATTCAATTTTGCGCTACACTTTTTTATATTAAACTTTTTTATTGTATACTTTTTTATTGTATACTTTTAATATGAATATACAATATGTGGAATTAGATTGTGCAAATCCATTTCGGAATATAAATAAGGATACTATTTCTTCAAATACTATAATCATACCAGATTTATCAAATTATCCACAATCAGATACACTAGCTTTAAACGATTGGCTATTTTCTGATTATTTTGATAATTTGTTTTTGAATTTCATATTTTACGCACAGTGGGATTACTGTTTTTTACATTACGACAACGTAGAAGAATATTTTTTAAGAATTAATTTGTCGAATTTAAAATTCACAATATCCAATAATACAGTAAATCAAATAAAATCTTGTATAAAAAATAAAAAAATTATAATACTTCCTATAAGATTAGATCTATTAGAAATCCAATTAGATTACAACATTTCTTATCCAGATCATCAGGAAGAAAAGTCGATTTACAATGCACATTCTAATTTACTTATAATAGATTCACAGAATGGAATAATAGAATTTTTTGAACCACATGGTATAATACTTCAACATACATATTCAAACATTATAAATTTACAAGAATCTATAGAAAATTTCCTTAAATACACATTCGATATCTTAGATTATACTTTTATAAATATTGCAAACATTTGCCCTATAGGATTACAAGCATATCAATCTTACATTAATCCAAATGCTGGACATTGTCTTGTATGGAGTGCATATCTTATAACTGTAAGACTAATGAACGCGCATTATAAAGAAATTAGCTATGACAAAACTACATCACAGACTCTTAATGAAATATTAATAAATCATTTTTCAAATAACGCAGATCAAATCATAAGACAATTTTTTTCATACATTGAATCTTGTATAAATGTAACATCACGCCCCTATAGTAGCACTAGAGATTCCACATATAATTTACTAAATTACATACAGGACACTCGCACCATAGAAGATCGTTTACGTCATTTAATAAGAACGTATTTTGTAAATGCCTTTTTTTACCATAGAGATTTTAAAATAATATTTAGAGAAATCATATCTTATAAAAACTTACCAAACTTTGATACAATTTTCGTAGAAGAAATGTCAAAATCATATGATCTCTTATATCATAATCAACCTCGAACAATTATCGAACCTATCGAACCTCAAACAACTACCGAACCTCAAATGACTATCGAACCTATAAATAATTATAAAAATCTTGATAAAGAATGGTTTAAAATACGCGAATCCCAATCACAATCAGATACAATGTAAACTGTCAAACTGTCTATAGTACACCAGAATTTTTCAAATAATTCCAAGTTTTCCCACCTATTTTAATTCTTCTTTTAGTCGATGGATTAATCATCCATTCATCCTTGGGTTCAACCAATTCATTTTCTTCCAATTCATTTTCTTCCAATTCAGTCCTACACATTGGACACAAACGGTTATTTGTTTCAATATGTTTTTCTAAACAATTTTTGTGAAAAAGATGTTTACAATTTTTTAATCGAAACAAATTACCTCGGACTCTTTGGGTTTCATTTTGTTCAATTGCATTTTCATTTTGTTCAATTGTGTCATAGCATATACAGCAGTCGTATTCAGTATTCATAAAATCATTAAATGAGATTTGTGTATCATCTGATTTAAAATTTTCTGTAAAATCAATGTAATTATAATAGTTTTGTAATGTAAGTGATAATCTTTCATAATCAACTAAAAATCTCTCGATTTCAAAACATCTTGTATTATAATAAGCACATGGATATATAACAGATAAATTTCTTAAATCACTAAAAATTTCATCTATATGCGTAAGCATATATGTATGTATGAAATTAATAAACATTTCATCCCTTTCGTTTTGTAGATATCTTATTAAACAAGATATCCAACTCTGATACAAAACATAAACTGTATAACTCGAGTCATCTCTATCACCTGGTTCATACATATAAGGATTATTATCTAAAAAAGAATGAAATGTTAACAATATGGTTTCAATACCCATACTGGATGTCCACTTTTCAAATATGTTATCACCCCAAGTATTTAAAATAGTTGCACAACATTTACCATTTTCATACATATTAGGATGAATTCTAACACCATCATAATTTACAAACGTAACTGCTGGTGGTGAATGAGGGTAATTATCAGGTATTGTGAAATCCAATCTTATAAACTTATGTCTGTATACGCTATCGTGTGGAGCTTTAATTATAGCATAGAGTTTATTTATATTTGTCTCGTCATACCGAATCAAGTAATCATTTTCTAATAATTCTCTTTGTGATTGTTGTAAATATAGTCTTTGAATTTCTTTTAAAAATCTTTTATTTGCAGTCATTACTTTAAAATAATTAATATTACGATTAATAATCAAAAGTTTTTATTAAAATTTCATTTTTTTTAGCTATTTTAATTATTTCTTGTAGTAAGTTTACCTTTTTGATACATGTCATACAATTTTTCTTTAATAAGATTTTCTTTATCCTTTTGTTCCTTTTCCTTTTGTTCCTTTTGAGTCTTTTGATCGTTTTTAACATTCTTTTTTCTTGGATCAGGTATATATATAATATTATCTTTTAATTGAACACTCCAAGATATATTGTTTGATGTATTTACCAACATAATATAATCAGGATAAGATACCTTCATTAAAAGTCCACCTGTTCTAAATTGTTTAGTTTCAACATTATAATACCGAATCCACGTTTTAAAAACAGGTAATTGTTGTAATATCTGTTTTTCCTTCATTGTTTTTAATGGTATATAATCAACTAGTCTTTTTAATATATCATCTCTTGTAAAATTATCTTGTTTACTACCACTAACAGGTTTTCTATAATCTGTGTTTACAATACTAGTAAACACTTTATCATCTTTTCTTTTACGAATTGGGATTGATGAAGTTACATCTTCTGTATCAGAATAATATTCATCATAATCATCAATGTAATCACTTGTTGCAGTCGTCGCAGTTGTATCTTGTTTTTCTATAATAAATTTTCGAGTAAATTTTCGAGACTTCATCTGTTATTATTGTTATTATTAATAGAAATTAATTGTTTATCAATTTTTATTTATTATATACTATTAGTAAATGTTATTTAATTTAATTTATGACTTAATATCGGATTTAATTTACAAAAAACCAAATGTAACAGAAATTATACCAGGGTTGTGGTTAGGAAATCACCAATCTGCTATAGATATAGACTTTCTTAAAAAAAATGACATAAATTTTATATTAAATTGTACACCAAATACACCATTCTTTAATGAAATACATTCAAAAAAATCATTGTCACATTTACAAAACATTGATACATATAGAATACCAGTTAACGATAGTCTTTTAGAGAGAGATTTTATACTAATGGAAAAATATTTAAAGATAATTTTACCAATATTGGTTAAAAAATATACACGTGATAAAAAACATATTTTAATTCATTGTCAAGCTGGAAAACAAAGAAGTGCAATTGTTGTAGCTGCTTTATTAAAACATTTACTTGATAAAAATTACATCAGTATAGATAGTATACCAAAGAATATATCAAAAGAACAACAATATAAATTAATTTACGATTATCTTTTGTCAAAACGACCCCAAGTTTTTACATACGGATTAAGAATTAATTTTGATTCAACATATAAACGTTTTTTTAATTTTTAATTGTAAATTTTTATTCTTACTATTTGTAATGCAAAACGTAGTAGAACGTTATAAAAAATTACAAGATTGGAAACAAACTTATGAACAACTTCACCAATTAAAATATCAAGATATTTATAAAACTCCACAATCATTTTTTAAAAAAAAACAGATATCTAGAGGTACAGAAGGAGTTATTTACAAAACACGATTTGATTATAACATTAAATTATGTTTACAAAAATTAAAAAAAACAAAATCAAGGGAACTTGAGTGCATATTAGGGTATAACGATTATTTTATAATTAAAGCTTTGTATCTAAAAAGAATAAAGGATAGAAAAAGTATAGATAAAAGTGTATTATATACGCAACCAGATAAAATCAAACAGCTATTTTACAGCAAACATTCTTTTAATAAACCTAGTTTAGTAGAACTAATATCTCTTCAATTAACTAATCAACTAGTTTTACAAAAAATATGCCCACATTATATTTTAAACTACGATTGGGATTATGATAAAAATGTTATAAGACAATATAACGAATACGCAACATCGGATAATTTTTATAATTGGACCGAACAGAATCATAGCGATGAATTGTGGTTGAACGCATTGTTTCAAATTATGGTAAGTGTTTTAGCAATAAAAAGATATTTTAATATGATACATACAGATTTACATTTAAAGAATATTTTAATACATAAAGTCAATCCTGGTGGATATTGGACATATATAATAAACGATCGGAAATACTATTTACCCAACCTTGGATACATTTTTCTATTATCAGACTTTGGATATGCCTGGATTCCTCAAAAATTAGGAGTACCTTCACATTACAAAAATATAATGCAACATACTACAGTAAATGGCAGAAACATATACGATATTATTATATTAATTAAATCATTAAAAAACATCGGCACTGTCCCAAAAAGTATTATTGACATATTAGAACAAACATTTCCTAAAACTGAATTTATAATATTCACAAAAGAGTATTATGAAAAAATAGTAAATGAACTTGATAAAAAACAAACTACCACAATACATAAATCACCAAATGTTGAGCAAAAGTCAAGTATTAAACAAATGCATAAATATATAATAGAAAACTACAACACCTTGACGCAAAAAAAACCAAATTTATCAAAAAAAATTAAAACGATGTTTTATAATACATATCAAACAAAACCTAGAAAACAAAAACATATAGAATCTTATTCTCTGGACAAATCATTCGGATCATCAAAATTACATAAACAATTTCGTAATTTAGTAAAATGAGATACCGTTTTCTGAGGCGTGTTCTGAGGCGTAGTGATACTCATAAAAGAAACACTTAATTAAAATTCCAATCTGTACAATCATTACAATTAGTCTCCATTGTACAATTAGGCATATCATTTTCAAATTTTGGAACTATATTTTTTACAATATATTCTATTCTATGATTAAATATAGATTCACTATAACCTAATTTTGTCTTTGAATCATACAAACATGTATAACCAGTATGACACATTGTATTAATATTATATCCAAATAAAGAACATGTTCTACCACAATTTCCCGTAAAAATTGGATCAGCTGTATGACCAAAATGATAAAAATTGTTATTCTGTTTAATGGAGTTTATTTGTGGTCCATCGTATGCTAATTTCATATAATGCAAATCACCTGGTGTTTCAAAACTTGCACCTGTTTTATTATATATAAAAGCAGCTATACTCGCTAACATTCCCCCTAAAGAATGCCCTGTAAAATAAACTTTTGACTTGTTAAAATCAATTTCCATTTTCACTCTATCAATAATTTTACCAATTTCATTTATATAATTATTTTCATCTCTTAGACTCGTTTTATAACAATCACTACAACAACTAAATTTTGTATTATTAGTATTACACATATTACAATCCCCAAACAAACTATTTTGTTTATAAAAACAACATGAAAAAAACAAATTATCATTGTATTTATCATTTTCAGAACTGGATAACATACACATATTTTTGTCGTCTAACGAATTACCTTGAGAATTATCTAGCGAATTACCTTGCAAATTATTATTCGTCCAATACGTACTCGTGCCTTTAAAAGCAATTACCGTATTTGTTTTTTCATTGTTCGTAAATAAATATGCCCTTACAGTATCATTTGATATACTTACATCAATAACATTGTTTAATGTAGTATTTAACCAATTTTTATTATTTATATCATAATATACATTATAAGACATTTTTGCAAGATCAGATATAGTATTATAATCCATATTTATAAAATTTGCTATTGTACTGGTTACAAAATACAATAGCTTATACATTTATTAATTAAATATTAAAATTATATTAATTAATAAACTTATAGGTAATCGTTATTTACAAATCGTTATTTACAAATCGTTATTTACAAAAGAGTAACTGTCTCATTTAAACTATAACTCGTAATTAATACTTCGATTGATGAAGTTTCTGTTACGGTTGCAACTTCTGTTATAGTAGGAGTTTCAGGACAATGTGTAGTTTCAGTTGGAGTTTCAGTTGGAGTTTCCGTTGGGATTTCAATTGTAATATCTCTACTATTAACTGGTTCAGTTTCTTCAGGACAAGGTGTAGTTTCCGTTGGAGTAGGAGTTTCAGTAGGGATTTCTATTGTAATATCTCTGTCGTTAGTTGGTTCAGTTTCTTCAGGACAAGGTGTAGTTTCCGTTGGAGTAGGAGTTTCAGTAGGGATTTCAATTGTAATATCTCTGTCGTTAGTTGGTTCAGTTTCTTCAGGACAAGGTGTAGTTTCAACTGGAGTAGGAGTTTCAATTGGAGTTTCAGTAGGGATTTCTATTGTAATATCTCTGTCATTAGTTGGTACACTACAAGATTCTGTCACAAATACTATATCTGTAATTGTAGCTGTGTCTGTAACTGTAGCTGTGTCTGTAATTGTAGCTATATCTGTAATTGTAGCTGTGTCTGTAATTGTGTCTGTAATTGTGTCTGTAACTGTGTCTGTAACTGTAGCTGTGTCTGTAACTGTAACTGTATTTATAATATTTTTTGTTGTAGTGATGATAGTATTAAAACAAGTTATTGGTGGTGTTGGTAAAATAATGTCTCTAGTTTTTGGAACATTATGCTTACAATTTTTATCACATGCATTCACTAAGGAGAATGTTAAAATACTCAAAATTTTCCACATTTATTAATATAAATTAAATGTTAATTTTAAATACTTTTTTTCAGTTTTTTATTATTGTATATATATTGTCTAATTTGCGATTAATGTATTTATTATCAATTAGTTGTTTGTTTATATCTAAACCTATTTTCTTACAAAATTCAAAGCGATTACCACCAATATAACAAATACTCCATCCATCAGATGCGGCGTTGAGTATAAATAAATATTTTGTTAAAAAATTTATTAATATATTGTGTTTGTTCATTATACATTTACTATTAAAAAAAATACAATATTCTACCGTCAACGCATTTAAAAACAAATATTATATATACAGATATATATGATTATATGAGGAAAAAAAAAGATTCACATGGCGTCCCAACTTTTTCTAAAAAGTATAATGGTACAAAACAGAAATCAAAAAGTCATCATTCTATAATGCATAAACACGAAAGTAAATTGTTAGAATTTAAAAAACAAAATGATCAAATCAAGAATATAGATAGTAAAATTAGGAATATTGAGGGTTTGTTAAAAAAACAAAACATTACAAAAAAAAGAAGCAATGAAAACATTGAAGACGATATAGCTTCCTTGAGATTAAACAAATATAAACTAGAAGATTTAAAAAAAGAAAGGGATAAAATTATTTCAGGTAAGGAAGAGATGGATTATTTATTAGAATCTTCTTCTATTATAATGGAGTACATTGAACTTGAAGAACGAGAACATTATTTTCTAAACATCAAGGATTTAACACCTGAACAAAACATCGAATTAAATGATCTATACACTAAAAAAAACGAGTTAGTTGATTTGTATTTGCATAAATTTGAACCAGGTTATACGAATCAAAAAAGAGAATTTAAACAAGATTCAGTCCAATGTTTAGAATGTAAAACCACACTTGTTACAGAACATAGTTTTTTAGTATGTCCTTCTTGTGGAAAATGTGCACACACTGTAGAACAAGCCACGGATCTATCATACAAAGAACTCCAAGATTTTGATTATAGACCACAATTCACCTATGACAAGATGACGCATTTAGAAGATTGGCTAAGACGTTTTCAAGCAAAGGAGAATCGTGGTATCCCACAAGAGATTTTAGACAAAGTGTTATTAGAAGCAAACAAAGAAAGAATTCAGGATTTGAATACACTTACAGAGGATAAAATTAAAAAGTATCTTAAAAAGCTCAATCTTAATGATTATTACGATAATGTAATTGGTATTATTAATCGTCTTAATGGAAGACCACCATTTACATTAACATCAGAAATAGAAGAAAAGATAAAGATTATGTTTCAACAAATCCAAGATCCATATGAAAATTTCAAACCAAAAGGTAGAAAGAATTTCTTATCATATAGTTATACACTTCATAAATTTTTCCAAATAATTGGATTACACGAATTTGCAAAATATTTTCCTTTACTAAAAAGCACTGATAAACTACGTCAACAAGACGATATTTTCAAGAAAATAGTTGGTTATATGTCACAAAATGACACAACGACAAAATGGGTATTTTATCCAAGTATCTAATTTAATTACTTTTTTATTTTTCGTTCAATATTTGATTTAAAAATAAACATCTTATCATAATATTACAATATGGATCAAATTATTAAAACAGAATGTATAGATTTTAAGGCTCTTGTATCAAAAAATTCAAATATTTCATTAAATGTACAAACTAAGATGATTAAAGAACTTGATAAAACATTTACAGAAGAAGAAAGTCGATGGCACATTGCTAATTTTTATGTTTACATGAATTACCACCCAACAAACGACTTTCCAATAAACCTTGAAAATGTACTGAAAATGATGGGATTTGCGCATAAAAAAAATGCAAAAAGAACACTTGAAAATAATTTTGTTAAAGATGAAGATTACAAAATCACCTTGCTCCCTTCGGAGCACGGTCAATTTGCCACGGAAATAATTATGTTAAATATAGACACTTTTAAAAATTTATGTATGATGATAAAAACAGATAAGGGGAAAGCGATTAGAAAATACTATGTAAAATTAGAAAATATTTACAATAAAATTATAAAACAAGAAATAGAAAGTCAAAAGTCACTATTAGAAGAAACGGAATCACAATTGGCAACTACACAACGAGAACTAACAAAAGAAAAAACTTTAAGAAATAAAATGTTAAATAGAAGGTGTTTTGATGTCGAAGATGGTAATTATATTTATATTTTTCAAGATAACTTAAATGACCCTAATTCTATATTAAAAATTGGACAAACTAAAAATTTAATATTAAGAGAACAATATTATAGTAATATTAATAAATCTGGTGGTATAGTTTTTTACAAAAAATGTATAGATTGCAGTTTAATTGAAAAATTGTGTCATCATATGCTTGATAAATTTAGAGAAAACAAAATGCAAGAATGGTTTAATGTAGGTCTAGATTTTGCAAAACAAACCGTGTCAGCTATCATAGCATTTTCAGATTCTAAAAATATAGAATCTTTAATCCCAGCTATGAATACAATTATAAATACAACCAACAATGAAACTAAAATAACAAATGAAAATACAACTGCAGAAATGAAAATAAATAACACTACGAATAACACAAATCCTATTATAGATAAATCAAATGATTTTCAGGGATTTTTAGATACCTTTTGTGAGACAGATCCTAATTTTTTTACAGCAAAAGAAGAATTAACTCGAGCTTTTAGAATATATAGTAAACGTACCGTTGAAAAAAATATAAAAGAAAATTTAAATATTTTTTTGCAAAATAAATTTAGATCAGGAGTAGAATTTTATGAAAATATCAGAAGAAATGTTTGGAGAGGATTCCGATTACGCCCTTTAACTTTTTCTGTAAATAATCCAGATGATATCCAAGATTATGAACAATTCATTTTGGATAAATGTCAGGTAAATTACCTAAATAGAATTTCATACGTTGATTTCTTTGAAGCATTCGTATTATATAAAAAAGAAACGGATCCAAATTACATTTTAACTAATCCTATTAAACAACAAATCCAAACTTATTTAACTGACAAATTTACAAATGGTCGCGTTCATTTAAGCGATCATTCTAAAGCAAAACATTTATTTGGGGTTTT